ACCTGTGCAACGAATTTCGTACCAGGAACGCCGCTTAGCTGACCAAACTTTTATTACCGCCGCCCGCGACGATCACACGCTAATTCACGACGGCGCTAGCGTGCTCAGGCAAGCTATTTCAGCCGCGCAGATTCGCCGCGTGAACGGAATGGAACTACTCGACCGCGAAAAAAGCCTGGCACCCATCCCATCGCTTATCGCCGCGTCAATCGCGATCTACGCAGATACACACCGCGTGGAAGACTACGTACCCACGCTTGTTGCCTAACAGCCCGCAGCGTGGCATGAATGACCCTGGATAACCCAAACGCGGCCGATTAGTAGACGCGCGCGTACCCACCCGCGTTTTATTGCCGGTATGGACATTCGTTCGAAATTGCTTTCCGCGATCGGCTTCACGACCCGCGCCGCCGTGCCTCAGTCGCTAAACAATACGCTGACCGCGTTGCGATCGACGACGAACGTTCAACCCCTCCCACCCGAAGCCGCCGTATCGCTTTCCGCTGTTTACAGGTCAATTAGCATTATCTCTACCGCTATGCGACAGCTCAGCTTGACAGTGGAACGCGGCGGCGCACAACTTCCGGCGAAGGATATCCCCGCGTGTATCCGGCGACCGAATTTGCACCAATCGCGCGGCGATTTCATCGAAGCGGCGACAATCTCCCTAGCATCGACCGGCAACGCATACATTAAAGTTAACCGTTTCGGCGACAGTGTAGACGCGCTTACCGTGCTTAATCCGTGGGAATGCCAAGCTGTCATAGACACCGACACAGGTGTGAAGACTGTTTCCTACCGTGGCAAGGTCTATCAGTTCGATGAAATCCTACACGTTCCACTGCTCACGCTACCCGGCGCAACGAACGGCCTTGGACCTATCCAAGCTTCCTATATGGAACTCTCGACGGCCCGCGACGTTCGCGACTTCGCCGCCGGCTGGTTCCGAAACAGCGGACAACCTTCGGGAATTCTTTCCACTGACCAGAAGGTGAGCACCGACGATCTTATAGCCATGCGAAACGCGTGGAATTACCTAGACCCAGACGGTAACCCGCTTGACATGTCCGCGAACCCTTCACGTATTCGCGTCTTCCCGCATGGACTTACCTACACGCCTATTCTTATTTCCCCGCGTGAAGCGCAATGGCTTGAAGCGCAGCAATTCAACACGACGCAGATCGCGCGTATTTTCGGCATTCCCGCGCCGCTCCTGCTCGCCGCCGTTGAAGGCAATGCGCAGACCTATAGCAACGTTGAACAGGAATGGATCGCGTTCACTCGCTTCACATTGCAGTCTTACATTTCCAAACTCGAAGACGCTCTAACAATGTGCGTACCGCGCGGGCAACGCGTGAAATTCAACGTTGAAGCACTGCTGCGATCAGACACCGCAAGCCGCTACGCCGCGCACAAGACAGCTATTGAAATCGGACTGTATTCACCGCAATACGCACGCGAAATTGAAGGTATCCCAGACACAGCCGCACCGAACCAGACACACGAAAGCGAAGGCGAAGGCGAATGAACCTAGACCAGCTACAGACACGTTCGCTTGCATTTAGGGCGAAAATCGACGGCTTGACCGTTGAAGGTATCGGCGTACCTTTTAATCGAGAAATCGAATTCGGCGGCTGGTACGAACAGTTCGCGCCCGGAAGCATCGACGACGAAGGCGCAATCCTGCGCTATGGACACACCGAACCTATCGGCGTAATCACCCACGCCGAAGACACCGACCATGGCCGCAAGATTACCGCCCGCATCTCTGATACGCAGCGCGGCCGCGATATCGCGCAGCTTATCCGTGACGGTGTGCTCACTAAATTTTCGATTGGATTCGAACCACTCGAATACACCACCGACGAAAACCAGGAATCTACGCACATCACCTACACCCGCGTGAAGGCGCGTGAATTCTCAGTAGTCGAATTCCCAGCCTACGACACCGCGACAATTTCCGAAATCCGCAAACAACCAGACCAGGAACCCGTTAGGACCCAGCACATGAACATTGAAGAAATCCGTTCCCAGATCACCGAAGCCATTACACCGCTCACGTCTGCTATCGACGACTGCGAACGCGAAATCCGTTCCCTTCGCACTGCGACAGATCGCAACGCCGAAACCCCGTTCGAATTCCGTTCCCTTGGCGCATACGTGAAGGCTCTCGCCGCCCGCGACGAAATGGCAACCCGCGCATTTGAAGGCGCAACCATTGGCCGCACCGTCGCCCGCCCGGCCTGGCTTGGCTCGCTTGAAAAGCGAATGAACGCAAAGCAAGTCGTTACGAACTTGTTCACTCACACGACCGATTTGCCCGCCGAAGGAATGACCGTCGAATACGCCGTGAAGAAGGGCGCAACCACGATCGGCATTGACAACGATCACAAGGAAGGCGAAGCGCTTCCCACCGGTAAGCCCGCCGAATACGAAGTGAAGTCCGCGCCTGTCCTTACCTACGCCGGCGGCGCTGAAATCAGCTTCGAAGCCGTTGAACGCGCCTCAATCTCCCTGCTTGACGACATGCTATTTGATCAGGCATTCGCCTATGCAACGGCAATTGAGACGAAGACCCGCGAAGTCTTCAATACTGCCGTGACTACCGCCGAAACCACGCCGTTGAAGACGATTGCTAGCCTTCGCGCCGCGACCGTGAACGACTGGACCGACTTCGTTCTAGCACTGATCGACGCATACGACGCAACGCCGTATGTGCTCGACGGCCTGGCAGTCTCGCCGGCCGTGTTCCAGGCTCTCGCCGGACTCGATCGCGCACCCAAGGCCCTGCAATTCTCTGGTGCACCCGTCGACCATCAGGGCACGATTACCCTTCCTTCGGGACGCGGCGACTTCGCAACGATCACCGTTCAGCGAATCCCGAACTGGACTGGTAACCACGCGGTTGGCTACGCCCGCGAAGCTATCCGAATCAAGGAAGCGCCCGGCGCGCCGTACCGCTTGCAGGACTCGCAGATTTTCAGCCTCACCAAGCAATTCGCCGTTTACGGCTACGCTTCGCACTTCGCGCCGAAGCCTGAACTGATTAAGGCACTCAAGTTCAATGCAGCCTGATGAAGCCATGATTAGCGCGGCCGCTGAATACGTACATGCAACCGGCGGCGATAGGCAGTTTGTCGCCGAATGCACGACGGCGGCGGCCGCGCTAGTCGACCGGTTTATAGGCACTAGCAAGGTGCCCGCCGATATCCGAAAGTCAGCGATTCTAGAAGTCACTGCGAACCTCTTTAATCGCCGCTCTTCTAGCCGCGACGCGTCAACCGCGTTGGACGCTGATTCTACGGCCTCATTCTTTAGGCCCGCTCTCGACCCGCTCACGCCCGCATATCCCATGCTACGCCCGTTCATGAAAGCCGCGTTTGTCTGATGTTTTACGACATTAACGAAATCATTGAAGACGCGACAATACAGGGCCTAACTGTAACCGCTGACCCTACCGCGCTTCGCCCGGCGCTAGCCGCCGGCGAAACGTGCCTATGGATTGGCGCACCCGAAGCAATCGAGTTCGAAGGTTATGGACAAGGAACCTGCACATGGGCAACCGTGATCGTTCACCCGAACTACCGCGACCACATGGCCGCACTGCCCGAAATGCTTGCCCTGGCCGAAACCCTTGAACCGCGCCTGGCAGTTACCAGGATTCGACCGGACACGATCGACCTGGCAGGAACCGTTTACCCAGCCCTTGAACTTTCGTTCGAAACAACATTTAGGAAGTGAAAAACATGGCCGAAAAATTCCCTAAGCTTGGCCCTGGAACCTTGAAGTTCGGCGAAACCGCTAGTGCACGCGAATTCGCCGCGCGCCTGTCTAGCGTGAAATACACGCCTTCAATGAAAGACGAAGACCCTATCGCTCTCTTGGACGGCTCAGAATTCGTTCCTAGCGGCGACGTGACCGGCGAACTGTCTGGAACGTTCTATCAAGACTTTGATAAGACCGGAATTGTCGCATGGACCTATGCGCACGCCGGCGAAGTCATGCCCTACATTTTCAAGCCGAACAACAATGAGCAAATGACCTTGAAGGGCAAGGTGAAGATTACGCCGGTTGTGATCGGCGGCGACGTAAAGAAGGAGAACACCACCGACTTCACGTTTACGACCGTAGGCGGGCTTCCCACAATCGAATTCGGAAACGTGCCCGGGTAATCGTGGGAAGCGGACGCGGTAAAAGCCCGCTCTTCGAAGTCGCAAACGCTAGAGAGTATCGCCGGCGAATGAAAGCCGCCGGCGACTCTCTAGAAGACCTCAAACAACTTCACAAAGACGTTGCAACGCTTGTTGTCGCCGAAGCGCAGCGACTTGTTCCGCGCAAAGACCAAGACCTAGCCGGGACAATCCGCGCAAGTGGAACAAAAACCGCCGCAATCGCCCGCGCCGGTAACAAGCGAATCAGGTACGCAGGAATGATTCAGTGGGGACGAAAGATTTGGCCCTCTGTACGTGCTAAAAAACCGCCGTCTGGCCGCGAAAAGCATGATTCTGTGTACCTTCCTAGTCTGTTCCTCACCCGCGCCGCCGCTGACAGCGAACCGAAGTGGGTAGGAATGTATATCGACCATATTGAGAACTCATTAGAGAAAGCCGCCGAATCATGATTCAAAAGACATTCGTTTCTTACGAACTCGCAGACGGACAAACCGGAACCGCGCGCATTTTGGCGTTCGACAAGATCATTGCCGAACGTACCTGCCAAATGAATTCATGGGAATTCAAGGACGGCCCGCGCCTGGCCTCAGTCATTCTTTACGCCGCGCTTCAGCGCCTTCACGTCATTGAAGAAGTGTCCTACGAAGAGTTCGCAGAAAAGATTCTTGTTGACTACTCACCCAGCGACGCGCCCGAAGACACGGGAAACCCTACCCGGTAGGCGAATGGACCGCCGCCGTTGTCGCACTAGCCATGCGAACAGGTATCCCCGTTTCCGCATGGCTTAGCGAACCCGCCGAAATTCTTGAAACAGCTTTAACGATCGCCTTCAATTCTGAAAAGGGGTAACCACATGGGTTCAGGTAAGAGCGCAATTCTTGCCGTGAAGATTCTTGGCGACGCACAAGGCGCAGTTAAGGCAATTAAAGACACTGAGGATGCCGGCGGCGGCCTATTCTCCAAAATCACAGGCGGCCTTCCAAGCTTCGCAATGATTGGCACGGTAGCCGCCGGCGCGGCGATCGCCGCCGGTAAGGCTCTTTACGGTATCGGCGAAGCGTTCGACGAAGTAGAAGACACTATCCGCGTGGGCACAGGCGCTACCGGCGACGCTCTAAAAGGCTTGGTAGACGATGCCCACGCCGTCGCTACCAGTATCCCCACATCTTTCGAAGATGCCGGGAAAACGGTAGCCGACTTAAACACGCGCCTTGGTTTATCCGGCGACCAGCTGCAAACCGTCGCTAAACAATATCTTGAAGCCGGCCGCATTCTCGGCGAAGACGTTGACGTAAACACAACCACCGCAGCGTTCCACGCGTTCAACCTGGAAAACGACCAGGTCAGCGGCGCAATGGACAACCTATTCAGGGTATCGCAAGCAACCGGCGTGGGAATTAACGACCTTGCCGGGAAAATGACCGCCGGCGCTGAAACGCTGAACAACCTTGGATTTAGCTTCGAAGAAGGCGCTGCCCTCATTGGCGCTCTCGATAAGGCCGGCGTAGACAGCGCCGCAACGCTTGGCGTAATGAAAAAGGGAATGCTTGCCGTCGCTAAGCCCGGCGAAGATATGCAATCCGCATTTTTCCGCGTCACACGCGAAATTGAAGAATTCACCGCCCGCGGCGACACGGCCGGCGCGCTCGACCTGGCCGGAAAGGTCTTCGGTACCAAGGGCGCGGCTCAAATGGTACAAGCGATTAAAAGCGGTTCCATTAACATTGACGACCTCATGGGGAAGATCGGCGCTACTGGTGATTCGATTCTCAAGGTAGGAGAAGAAACCCAGGACGCAGCGGAAAAATGGACGATTCTTAAAAACCGTGGAATGGAAGCGCTTCGCCCGCTCGCCGAAGGGGCGTTTAGCCTGGTAGGCGATGCGCTAGGCAAGCTCATGGATTTTATCGACGGACTAGACTTCACGCCGGTAACAAGCGCGTTCCAGGCCGCCGCGCCTTGGCTTTCAAGCACCGCCGAAAACCTTATGACGCTTGGCGCGTCCGTTATGAATATGGTGTCTTCCGTTTGGTCATTCGTTCAGCCTATCCTTATGCAGTTCGCGCCAGTCGTTATGTCGATTATCGACACGGTTAAAACGTACATTGGCGACCTGATCGGCGTTATTCAGAACGTCGTTTCATTCGTTACTGCAATCTTTAACGGCGATTGGTCCGCCGCGTGGGAAGCCGCAAAGAACATCGTTTCGGGTACGCTGTCGCTAGTTTCTAATCTCATTTCCAACATTTGGAACACGATTAGCAACATTTTCACCGGAATTAAGAACGTCATTGTGAACCTCTGGTCTTCCGCGTGGGACTTCGTGAAAACCGCCGCTTCTAACGGTGCTTCCGCACTGTGGAACACGATTAGCGGAATTCCAGGGCAAATTCTGTCAGCGCTAGGAAACGTTGGAAGCCTTCTTTACAACGTGGGCCGCGACATTATCCAGGGCCTTATTAACGGTATTAAGAACATGGCCGGCGCGCTCTGGAACGGTATTAAAAGCACCGTTTCGGGCGCTGTGGACGGTATTAAAAACTTCCTTGGCATTCATTCGCCTTCGCGCGTCTTTATGGAAATCGGCGAATTTTCCGGAACCGGCTTGATACTAGGACTAGAAAAGAAGAAGAACGCTGTACATAAGGCATACACAGACCTAGCGGCCGTTCCAAACCCCGGCGAATTCGCTATCCCTAATCCACGCTTCGCCGGCGGCCCCGGCGCTGCAAACGATCGCAACGCCGCCGTAACGATCAACATCACTGTTAACGGCGCGTTGGACGCAGACGCGACAGCCCGCGAAATTCAACGCGTACTACAGCGCGCTAATTGGCGTAACCAAGGGGTGCAACTCTAATGCTTGCCTCTTGTACTCTTAGCGTTGCAGGTCAGCGCGTTACCGCACTAGATAGCCTTACTGTCACGTGGGGACGCGATAACGCGACGACACAGCCGCCGGCGGCTACCTGCACCGCAAGCCTGTTCGTTGACGACGCAGCAACCGCACTGCAAATGTACACGATCGGCCGCAAGGTAACCGTTTCGTCTGATATTTCGACGTACACCACCGGAACCGCCGCAGTTTACCCGATTGCGCTTGCAGCTGCGCTTTACGGAACAATCGACACGGCCGGCCGCATCCGCTCAGACGCAGACGGCGACGACCTAGCAATTTTGACATTGCCACCCGCGCAGATAAGCGACGACCCCGCCGCGTGGGACGCTATTCCCGTCGCCGAATCAGGCACAACATGGACTATTGAAGCGGCGCTAGACCTACCGCCCGGCGCTAGCGTCTCTATCAGGCCCTGTTATTACGCGTCGCCGTCCGCGTCACCGACCTTCGGCGAAGAAATCGCGTCAATCAGGCAAACCGGAACAGTTCGCGCCGCGTTCACTATCCAACCTAACGCCCGCCGCAAGTGGGTTGGCGTTGTCTTGGTAGCCGGACCGACCGGCGTTACCTGGAATACCAGCCCCGTGCCCTGGAAGCCAGGCCCGCGCACCTGGACTGGCCTAAACACGATCACGCTTCGAAGCATGCAAGTCACGCGCCCGAAGGAAGCGACAACGATTCAGGCCGAAGTTTTTGCTGGTTCGATTACAGACGTTTCCCTAGAGTTCAACGAACAGGCCAAGCGGCCGGTACTACAGATCACAGCCGCCGATATGCTTGCCGAACTAGAGCATGTTCGCGTGTCAGCAGAGCCGTGGGCAACGCAACGGCTTTCCGACCGGTTAAACAATATCGTTCGCGCTCTCCCGCAATCTGTGACCCCTTCTATTACTGTTGACCCGGTTCCCGCGTCCCGTTCTTTGATCTGGCAAGATGCAGATAGCCAAAGCGCAGCAACCTTGTTTAAATCGGCGGCGACCAGTACCGGCGCGGTTCTTTGGTCAGCGACGCACAGGCTTACCGGCCCGTACCTCAAATTCGAAGACCCGTCGACGCGCGGCGCGCTAGGCAAGCTCACCCTTGAAAACGGACAACTGCACGTTTCGGCGCAGAAAGCCGCGCACACGCTTTCAGCTTCCCAGCTACTCAGGGAAGGAACGCTAACGCAGTCTAACGGCGACGCGGCTAGCGTTGTGCGCTTGACGTGGAAAGAACCCGGCGTAGACGCAGACGGTAAGCGAACGGCAACAGATCGCACAATCACGATCGCAGATAAGGACCTCATTTCACGAATCGGTTACCGCGAAATCAGCCTATCAACGTCACTGGCTATCCAGGCCGAAGCCGAAGCCGCCGCCGCACGTCTATTCCGCACCTACCTACCAGGCGGCTTTAACATTCCGCGCCTGACGTGGGATACCCGCGTACACCCTGAGAAGATCAACCCGGACACCCTGGCGACACTGCTCGACGCTACCCGGCGGCTTGGACTGATGCTATCGGTAACTGATCTTCCCGCATGGTATCCGGCGCGCACAATGACAACCTACATTGACGGCGGCCGCTACACGTATGAAAACCAGCGTTGGAAGCTAGAACTTAACGCGTCTACCACCGCCGCAACGGGACGCGGCTTGACCTGGAACCAGCTACCGCCCGTTACCTGGAACAAGTCACGCCCGCTCACGTGGGCTCTTAGCGCTCGAATCACCTACTAGAAAGGACAAAAGGACATGCCGGCAACAACAAGCACGCTAAACCTGCCCTATCCTCTTGACAGTGATCGCTTGGAAGACTTTCCGACGATCGCAAAGCAATCCGCGCAACTGATCGACCAAGCCGCAACCACAAAAGCCGTTGTTTTGCCGGTATTTGATGACGCTTGGCGACATGACCCAGACGGCGGCCTGGTACGAAGCGTGAACGGCGTACACCACCTAAACATTTCATTGCGCCGCATTAAAAACAGCTTCCACATGGACGCAAACGGCATCGTTGACATTTATCGCGTTAACAATCTTGTTAAGGTTCCCAACACGCGCGAATGGGTATTCTGTGGCTCTATCTACGGCCCGGGTGTTTGGCCTATGCCAGTGTTCCTAGATAAAGGCCTTGTTCGAGTGCTCTGTTATGGCCCGGTGGACTTTACAAAGGATTCTGTTTACCGTGGTTCGGCGGTGTGGACAGCATGACCATTCACCCGAACTACGCTGTAACCGACGTTCGCGAATCCCCGAACTACGACCCAGGCCGCCCGCTAGGCGGCCCCACGGGAATCGTCATCCACTGGTGGGGCCTCCCCGAACGGGGACAAACACACGACCAGGTAGTTAATTACCTCATAAACGGCAACCGTGCTAACCCCACATCCGCCCATTACGTCGCATCTGTAGGCCGTGTCACTCAGCTTGTGTCGGACGGTGACCGCGCGTGGCATTGCGCCGGAAACAACATGCGGACAATCGGTATCGAGTGCCATCCCGCCGCGCTCGACGGCGACATGAAGACGATCGCCCGCCTTATCGCAGCGATTCGGAGCGAATGGGGACCGCTACCGCTTTCACGGCATTGTGACCACTTCGCTACCGCTTGCCCTGGCAACTATAAAGACAAACTCGAAACTCTCGACTATCTCGCAACACACGAAGGAGACAATGATATGCAACTCAGCGACCAGGTAACCCGACCCGACGGACACACCGCAACCGTGAACGACGTTCTTGCCTATATTGACATGCGCATTGAACGCATCGAATCCGTGCTAATCGGTGGACAAGACAAGAAAGGCGAAGACGGCAAACCAACCGGCGCACGCACCAACGTCTTTGATGAAGCCGCCTGGAACGCAACCAATTTCGCGCGCGTGTACGCCGGCATTGAAGCGCTTTCGAAGCGCGTTGACGACCTTGTGAACCTTATTGAAGTTGGTGCATCAAAGTGAGCGAATCCCCGCGCCATGCAACCCCTCAGCCCATCACGTGGTTAACGCCGCAAGTTCGCGCCTGGCTCTACGGTATCGTCACCGCGCTTGTGCCTATCTTGACGATTTACGGAATTGTTGACCAGACGGCCGCGCCACTCTGGCTTGCCCTGGCCGCTTCCGTTCTTGGAACGTCAACGGCCCTTGCACACACACCGTTTGGCGGCGACAGTGCACGCGATCGCTGAAATTATCACAGCAACCGGCGGGCTTGGCGGCCTGTCCGCCGCGCTCACAGGCGCAGCGACCTTGCTTGCCGCCCGCCGCACCCGCGCGCAGCTTGAACCGAATCATGGTTCCAGCGTGAAGGACCAGCTGAACAGGATTGAACAGGAGCTAAATAACCACGGTACGCAGTTGCTCCAAATCACGCATCGAATAGATAGCGTTGACGATCATGCGCATGACACGCACCGTGAAATTAACCAGCGACTTTCAGCCCTGGAACACGGCCGGCGACGCTAGGCGGCGGCTTCGACAACACGCCTTAGCGTATCGTCAGCGAGCTGCAAATACACTAGCGTCGTTTCCGGCGACGCGTGCCCAAGAATCCGCTGCACAGCAACCAAATCGCGCGTAGCCCTGTACGCGCGCGTCGTAAACCTATGACGAAGCGAATGCATGGAAACGCCGGCCGGCATTTCCCGCGAAATCAACTTCCCTAGCCACGCGGCGCTAATATGGCCGTCTTCCTTCCCCGGAAAAACAAAGCCATTGAAGCGCTGTAATTCGCCGGCAATCGCCGCAGGTAGTGGGACAATCCTTGTTTTATTGCCCTTGCCATGAACGATTAGCGCCATGCCTTCCGGTGTTTCGATTAGATCGCGATCGACATTGATACACGCCACTTCCGCGCGCCTTAAACCCGTTTCTACGGATATCCGCGCTGCTAGGCGTACCCTCCAATCTCTGGATAGTAGGCACGCTTGTAAAGTCGCGTCGCTTGCAGGATGGGGAGCCGCCGGCGTTTTTCGCACGCTTGGAATCTTCGGCACGTCTTGAATGTAGCCATTTGATTTAGCCCAGGCGTAGAACCCCTTCACGGTCTGGTGCGCACTTCGCCGCGTTGCCTGTGACCAGTTTTGAGCCGCTGACCAGTCAATAACGCTAGTCAGTTCCACGTTAAACGGCTCTACCTGGACCCAGCGCGCAAACCGCGCTAACCAATCTCGCCTAAGCGCCGCCGTCTTCGGCGTACAGCCCGCCGCTAGTAAGAATCTTTCATACGCCGCTACCGGTCCCGCCCAACCCGCCGGCATCGTCATAGTGAACATATACAGATAATTACGCGGCGGCGCTCAGCTCGCATTCAGAATCGCTAACGGCGTAACCGTCGATAGTCTCCCAATCCCGAGGTTGCAGGTTCGAGTCCTGTCGGGGGCGCAACTCGATACTTGGCGTGCCGTCTGAGTTATCCGTTACGAGATAAGCGACAGACACACCAAGGACATCGGCAACTGTGGGAAGGTCTTCAAGTGGCCATGCCCGCCCGCCGCGCCACCGCTTCGAAATCGTCGCTTGCTGCAAGCCAAGCGCATGTGCAATATCCCCTTGATAAAGGCCACGACGCGCCGCCTCTGCACGAATGTTTGACGCGACCACATCAACAAGATTTGTTGTACTCATGCGGAAAGTGTATACCGAAACGGCATAACTAGCAATAGTTTGGACACTAAAAGTTCAATACGGCTTGATTTTTTATTTTCCGATATGGAATACTAATTTCCATGACATCAACGCAAACCGTCGTGACTCGCGTAGTACGGAACTACCTGCACGACTCAGGAATTTCGCAGCGGTCACTAGCCGCTGAACTTGGCGTTACACAAGCCACTTTGAGCCGCAAGCTTTCAGGAATCCGCACCTGGTCACTAGATGATCTTGACCAACTTATTCAAATCGGCGTGCCGATTGGTCTTGATGTTTTTGGCGCTGCGGTCAATGAGGAATACGCACAAAAGGAGTCCAAATGAACCCGGTAAGCAATCTTCGACAGCTTGTTTATGTAATGAACGCACTCTGCAAGGTTGATTGTCTGCTTGCTGACCTGCAGCTTAAGGCAAAAGACGAGCTCGCAGAGTCAGAGAAAGCCGAGCGCGCGCTACTGATTCTGCGCTTAGAACTTCGAAAGGGAATCGCTGACGGCTTCGGCATTTTTGGAGACGAAGGTGAAACCGATGAACTTTAATAAATCGCTGTTTGCTTCGTTCGTTGTCTTCGCGTTAATGCTTATCTCAATTCTTGTTGCGTCGTTCATGTTCGACGGTTACCGCATTACGTGGCCTCATTACGCGGCTTTCGGTACTGCTCTTGCCTGGTACGGTGTAGAGCTTCACAGGAGCGAAGAAAAGTGACGCGCCGGCTTACCGCTCACGCTAGCGTTTTCACAATCCTTGACGCGCTCAGGCGCGCAGGGTGGGGTGTTCTACGCGGCCCGGCGTTCCGTTGTCACCGCGCTATTCTTGACTCGCTTGTAGCCGCTTCGCGTAATCAACGATCGGATTACGCAGGATTCTTCACGATCACCACTAACCAGCTCGCAGACCGCGCAGGTTATACAGATCGACACATTCGCGCTTGCTTACCTGACCTTGAAGACCTTGGCGTGATTACGTGGCACAGGGGCGGCGTTGTGGAAGGCCGCCCGCGTCCTGGACACATGCGCATTAACAAGAAGACGCTTGTTGACCTGGTACACGCCGCGCGACCTGTTTATGACCGACTGTTGAACCAGCGTCGCCGTGAAACGTCTGAACGTTTGCGCAAGCTCAACCGCGCCGTTCTATTTCCGCAAAAACCCCGCCGTGTTTCAGTGGATAACTCCCATGCGGAAATGAATTCATGCCTTCCTCTTAACAGGAGAGCAAGCGCAACCAGCGCGCTTGCTCATGCACAGAAAGCTTCTCCCGCTGTGGATACAGCGGTTAAGAAGAAAGGACAAACTGAATTGCGTGTAATCACGTTCCAATCATACATGAATAAGAAGTATCCGAACGCTCACACTGACCTATGGGCACTGTGCGATATTGACCCGGTAGCACAGGAGCTAGCAGAGCGCGGCGCAATGACTTATGAAGAGATTCGACGGCTGGAAACTGATTCGCATTTAGAACATGCGAACTTGGCCGGCGTTAGCGTGGTAGATATATATGAACGCTGAGGACGATCGTTACCGAATCAAGGTCGCTATTCACTCTGTTCTAGACAGCATTCTGGACGCGAAGGAAACTCTTCCTAGCTCACCTTCTTCATGCTCTACAACGCAGCTCAAATTACATACGCAGCTTAACGAAGCTCATAATCTCATGCTGCACGCGCTGTATCTCACGAATCAGGTGGACTAATGCAAGCGACAGCATGGACCGAAGAAGACTGCGCAAACTTCCTACAGGTTGATAAAGAGCTATTGAGGAAGCTCAGGCAGCGCGGCGGCGGGCCGCCGTTCGTGAAAGTAGGTAGAGCCGTTAGGTATATTCCCGCGCACGTCTCACGTTGGCTAGACGCTAACGCATCGACCACCACACAGACCGAACAACGACCGCTAATAATCTCATGAGAGACGATTGGACCAGCCTATCTAACAAGAAACGCAGAGCGTTCACGCTTGAACTTATCCGCATCTACGGCAACATCTGTTGCCTATGCGGACTAAGGATTAAGCCAGGCGAAGAATCATGCGAACACCTTGTCCCCAGGAGCAAAGGCGGACGCACTACCTTCGCGAACTGTAGACCAGCGCACATTAGTTGTAACTGCTCTAAGCGAGACACTGAATATTTAGGCCCATCAGCGGTTATTTACGAAGGATTGTCTTCGCTGCTCGACGCACAAACCCGTTTTTCTGGCTAAAAGCACGGTGGTACACCGTGCGCTAGCTCGAAAAGTCCCCCCCCAAAAACACCTAAAAAAAATGGAAGTTGCAAAAAATGGACTTTGAAGACGTCCCGTTATCTACCGAAATATTCGGTAAATATACAGGGGATTCAGTCGAAAAGCCCGGGATTGTGGAAGATGCCTACCGTAGGCAGATAGATTCACTCAAAAACGCCGGGTATTTGGACGACACACACGCCGGCCTTATCTCCCTGGTGCTTAAAGCCGCGCGCGCCGTGGACGATATTAAACCGACCGACGCAGCTAGCGGCCGCGCTCAGCTGTTTAAGGCCCTGAACGACATTGCGGACAAACTTCCGCGCGCCGTTGAACAAGCCGCTGACCCGTTGCACGCCTTGACGGCCCTTCTTGACTCTCGCACACTTCCTATGCCCGCTGACCCACGCGAAAACTGATGTTTACCCACTTCCCACCACCTGCCTACGGCCCGCGCCGTGACCCTGCCTATCTCAGCGAAGAACCGCGCCTAACCGCGCTGTCTCTCTCGCTTGGCAAGGAACCTCAGCCCTGGCAACGCTACGTGTGGGACGTTGGAACTCAATTCAAGTACGACAACGACGGCCGCAAGATTTACAAGTACAGCGACGTTCTTGTAACCGTGCCCAGGCAATCCGGTAAAACAACGCTACTTCGCCCGCTTCGCCTTCTTCGTATGATCGAAAACCCCGCCGCGCGCCTGTTCGCGACAGCGCAAACAGGTAAACACTCTTCCCTGCGAATGCTAGATATGATTAGCGAAGTTGAACACTCGCCGCTGTCTTCGTTCTTCAAGCCCAGGAAGGGCAAAGGCGACGCAGGTTTAGAACTTATCGCGAACGGTTCGAAGCTCTCGCAGTTCACGCCTAACGAAGAAGCTATCCACGGCGAAACAGCGATCTACGTTGACCTAGATGAAATTTGGTATTTCTCAAAAGCCCAAGGCGAAGCGATTCTAGGCGGCGTGCGACCGGCCGCCGCGACACTCTACGGGAAAGCTCAACGCTGGTACACGTCAACCATGGGAACACTCGCAAGCGAATTCATGAATGAAATGGTAGACCGTGGCCGAAAAGGCGAAGATCAATCCCTCTGCTATATCGAATTCTCGCTACCCGAAGGCTTGGACTACAAAGACCCCGCGAACTGGTGGAAATTCCACCCCGCGTTAGGGAACACGATTAACGAAGCCGTCTTAGCTGACGAACTCGCTCATATGAGCGAAGGCGAATTCATGCGTGCCTATATGAACCGGCTAACAGACGTTCAAGATGCGATTATTCCGCTGCAAATGTGGGACGACCTGGCAGACACTACGGTAATCCCGCCGGCCCTGGACGAACTCACCGTGGCGTTCGAAGTTGCACCGTCGAATGCCTGTTCCGCTGTTGTGGCCGCGTGGAATACAGACGACGGCCCGGCCGTCCGCGTCCTGCACCAAGCGCCTGGCACGGCCTGGCTAATCCCCTATTTGAACGATCTTATGGACCGTGGCATTACTCGATTCACCGCAGACGACGCAGGGCCGGTTAAACGTATCCTGGATAAGATCGGCGACACGCTACCTGTGCAACGAATTTCGTACCAGGAACGCCGCTTAGCTGACCAAACTTTTATT